TCGGTTAAATCTTCGGCTTTGATCACTGGAACTTCTTTCAACCCTGCTTCCTTGCACGCTTTCAATCGCATATTTCCACCCAAAACAATACCGTCGTTATTTACCACGATCGGACGCAGTTCTAACATTTCGGGGAAATCTAGAATCGACTTCACTAACTTTTTGAACTTATCATCTTTAATTACCCTTGGGTTATTTGGGTTTGCTTTAACCTCAGATACTTTCCACTTTTCAATTTTCATATTTCAATTTTATTAACGATTTCTTTTAGCTTATTCATGCACATAAGCTTCAACTCGTAATCGGTAGCACCGCCCACGCTTACATGATCAACCGTTTCTGCGATATCTATAAGCAAATGTGCAATCGTTGCGTACAATTCAACCGCTCCAATCGCTTGTTCGATTACGTCGTTTTCTTTTGTCGTAGTCATTTCTCAATCTCCTTCAACTTTGCTTCACTCCAACGAAGGCCAGCTAACCCGCCCCAAAGAAGGTAGGAAATGTAACCGCAGTCGGTAGGCTTACCCGTTTCGTAGTACGTCTTAGCACGGCTCAAATAGGAGTACATCCGTTTGATCGTAGAAACACTTAGAGGCTCACCGTCCGCAAGTTGTTGCGCTCGAACCTTACCAACCTGAGTAGCACATTTGTTACCCTCTTTGGCATTCAGTTCAATACCTCGCTTGGCATTGTTCTTCACTGCTTCGGGGTAATCGGAATGGCTTTCAAACTTTGCGTAACTTTCCTTTCGGCTCAAAGCATTGCAAACCGCTAACCGTTGGATTGAATCTTCGTAATCCGTTTTCATAACCGTGTTGGTCATGCAACGGTCCATGAACTCACTTTTTGTTTCGTCTTGGTTTCTTTTCGGTAGTGGCATTTTCTTGCTCGTTTAAAATTTGTTCATGGATTGCCTTATGCCTGCGGTCTAATTCAGCATCGTAGTGGTTCATGATCGTGGAGAATGCGTTAACCGTGCAGGCTTGACATCCACCCGTCCAACGTTTACCCATTACCTCACTCCATACCCCACCCATTAACGCTACCTGTTCACCACTTAGGCGTAAGGTCTTTTCGTTTTGGAATTGTACCCATTTATGGTACAATGGTTCTAACCGCTTCAACTGTTCGTCGGTCATTTTGTTAGCTATTTTCATACTTCTTTATTTCACGTCGTAAATAATAAATTGCTTTGATCAAATCCTCTTTTGGGTTATCGTGTTTGTAGTTTGCTCGGGCGGTGTACTTAATTACGTTACCGAGGTTGAAGTTTAAATCGAAGGCATCGATTAGGTCAATCGGTTGCACCTTCCTTTCGTAGTACTCAGGGTTCATCGGTAAATCCTATCAATTAAAAAGTAAGCAATAATGCAGGCAATAAACCCGCACCCCAAAGAATAAGCAAACAGGCTCAACACTGGAAGGCTAACCGTTGCAAAGAATGAACCCACCGCATTCCAAAAAGAAAGGCATACAAAGCAGTTAAATGGCTTGAATCCAATCTTATCACCAATACCCGTAAGCTTGGTAATCGTTACCCCTGCACACGCAGAAAAAAATGCTATGAATAATATTTGTAAGTAAATCATTTCAATTTCTTTTTTAATTTGTCTTTAACCGTGTTAATGGTCAATCTTATGCTGTTGTATGGTATGGTAGTCGATGTGCTAATACGTCGCATATTTTTGGCTTCCACGTAAACCATGAATAAGTTACGCTCGTACCAATGCAGTTCGGCTATTGCATCTTCAATCGCTTCCATTTGCTTTGTCGTTTGTTGCTCGCTTTCATGGTCGTAAATTTCTGCGATCACTTCAACACGTGTCCAGTCAACCTCAACACGTAACAACCGATCACGGTACTTCTGATCCCACAAAGAGCCTTTACCCAAAAACAAACGGTAAATTAACGATAGCACATACCACCGATGCCCACCCGAATGCCATACTTCCCAAAGCTTTGCATCCTCTTTTTCGAGTAACGCTAAAAGCATTTCTTGGTAAAGGTCTTCACCATCGAAGTGCGTACCCCTCACAATGTCATAGCAGGACTTGCGATAACTTTGATGTTGGAGTACGTCTGCGATTAGTGGGTGCATACTTATTGAATGGGATTTCTTAGAAAGGTAACCCGTCATCCTCAGGGACGAAACCTGCCTTGGTTAGTGCAGGGTGTATTTCGGTCGGGGCTTGCATGGGTGCATCCTTTGCCTTCCATTTTACCCAATGCGTTGCTTTGCTCTTTTGGTCAACCTCTTTGCGCTGACCTACAAATACTTCGATATCCCCGTATTGGTTGGTGGGTAAATCGAGTAAATCTTGTTTTTTCAGTTGAACCTTTACACCGTACTGGTTTGCCCAACCTTTGCCTACATACTTTTCGTTTTCCATATTTTTAAATGTTTGAATAAATAGCTTGAAAATCAGGGTTGATGTAATTACGCTCTTTCTCCTTCACATCCCGAACAAAGTTGAGTCGCATTAAATAACCGCCGATTGGTTTGCCATACGCACCCCGTTCGATGTGCCAACCAAACGCACCATCCGTGAACTCATCCTTGTAGGTTGACGTTCTAATGTCGTGCTGGATACGTTGTCTAATTTCGTAAGGTGCAACCCCACCTAATGCTTCTTTGATGTTGACGTGGTGGTACAATTCGTGAACGTGACCCATCCAAAGAACGTCTGCACCGTCAACTTGTGCACCCATCCGTTGGTGTTGGATTACCCCCTTTGTTACCACTCCACCGCCCCCGTGGCCATGGTGGTATTTCATTTTGAAGTTTAGGTACGTTTTGGCTTCTTCGTTTCGATGCACGTTAAACACGATCCATCCAGCGTACCCACCATTCAGGACCTTTGAACCCGTTTTGTAATTCAGCAAAGAAACGAACCGCTCGGTGAGGTCTATTTCGTGGCGCTTGCTCACTGCCGTTTCGTGGTTACCGTACCCTACAAAAATTAAATGGTCGGCATATTTTGCCCACCATTCAACTGCTTCGTTAACAACTAAGTCAAAGTAATTCCCGCCTTGATGTTCAGGTCGGATGTCATCTTTGCTCGCACGTTTGTCGTACTTTCCTTGCATGATACAAAAGAAATCGCCATTGATTAGGATTTTTGCTCCCATGTTAATGGCTTTCTCGATGTGATCTTGGAGTAGGTCCCGCCTACATTTCGGATGATCAAAGTGAAGATCGGATAACAGTAAGAACTGATCGCCGTCTTTGCATCGGATTGATACGATGTTACGCCCGTGCTTGGTTGTTTCCATGGTTAGAGTATTAGTCTTTGCTTCACCTCGTCTACCGTCTGATCGGCATAGCCTAATCGATATGCCATCAGGTGGCTGTGTGAAATAAACGATTCGAGGTCTTTAATCGTTCCAGTGTAGGGGAACTCCACGTTGATTGTTGTGGTTTCCTCGTTTGTTGCAATTGCAACGGTGATGGTGATTGTTTCATTCATAATTTTGGTTTTTATGGGTTAATGAATTGTTTATCGTTCAGGTATGCGATAACTTAAATTATCGTTCAGTTTTTATTTAATGATTGAAAGATAATACTTTGCGTCTTTACTTTCGCTTTCTTCGTAGTTTTTTAACAAGATATTTTTGAACTTTAATAGTTCGGCCTTGTCTATTTTTTTGGACTCCAAGAAAGCTTTGTGATAGGGACGGAATGCAATCTTGGATGCGAACTTGTTAATGGTGCTGGTGATTTGAAGGATTTCCTCTTTGTTGGCAATGAATTTCTCGAGTGTATCTTCATCGTCAAAACGATCTTCCTTCAATTGCTTTCTGTATTCTTTGAGGCAAGCTTTGTAATTGTGCAGCCATTCAAACCATTCCAGTTCCTGACCTACTTCAAAGCCAAACCGATTGTACTTGTATTTGTCAAATGGGTGAGTCATGTTTCCGTGATTGTAATTTGGTGTTGGTGCTCGATCAACTTCTTCTTCAATTTATACAACGGCGTTCTCATTCCCTTAACGTCCTCGATTACCGTCTTGTTTGTGATCGTATCAAAGTAAACGAAGTCCGCTTTGTACGTAAACATTTTTTTGCCTTCTAAGGCGAAAACGAAAGGCACTTGGAGGTGTAGGTCAAGTACCTCTCCGTTCGTCGCTCTAAGCGTCAGAAAAACGTATCTATCGGCTTCCTTTTTGCTATCGAAGGTGATGCCGTCGACCTTAGTTTTTTTATTGTTGTATTTTGAGCGTTTAATCATGGGTTAAATGATTCCCCTCGCTTTGTCGAAGTCGATGTTTTGAGCAAACCATTCGTCAACGTAGGTAAACTTTTCACGCTCACCAAACCAGTCGTTGTACTCGCAATGGTTTAAGATTTGCTTGAAAATGCGGTCAAATTCTCGATCGCTCTTTTCGATTACGTTATCTTCGTAATCCGTAATCTTGGTAATTTCGATAACCTTTCCGTGAGGGTTCTCGAAGTAAACAATGAAGTCATCAAATTCTA